GTAGAGTCATATGCAGAGAGGGTCTCTAAATAACAATCTCGGCGCAAATATTCACGGAGAGAAACGACAGTTTCACCCATATGGATCAAATTTAAAGCATCAGAAGCTTTTGATGGTGTAATACCAACTTCACATCGAGTAGGTGTATCAAAAATATCCAAAGATTGAATTTGGTAGGGTGACAAATCGGGGGAAAATTCCCTAGGGTTGGCAAATTCAAGATTGTCCTCACCTCGTACATACACAAGAACATCAATAGGAGCCGAAGCCACAGGTGATGTTTGTTGAGTCAATACTCGAATAGTCAACATACCATTATCAACTCCAAAAGCTGGAAAGATAGCGGCATTGCCAAAACGGGTATTTTGTTCTTGTGTGCGTAAATATGAAGTAAGTTGCGTGTAAGGTACAATAAACTCCACATCACTTTCAGATGTTATATCAACAATCTTGGTATAGATTGTTGATGTAGATTCTGGAAAGGTAGAAATATCACCACGTGGGTCCCAAGAAATCTTGGCACGCCCGCGATGATATTGTGAACAAATGAATTTAATTCTAAATACGATGTCACCACGCCAATGGGAAAACATCATATTTGGAATACCCATAGGTACATATTGGATAGCCGACTGAAAAGTGAGAGAATTGCTAATACAGAATGCGGGATTAACCGCTCCTGCAAAAATCAAATGATCACTAGTATCAGAGGATTCCCAAATGGCGCCATATAGGAAAGATTCTCGCTTGCAGATTTTGGAGACAATTAATTCATCTCCAACATCAACACCTGCTACTCGCGAATCAATAGATAATTCATTCTTTGGATCAAGTGTCAACTTCTCAATTGGAGTGCCAATATGTGCCGAAGCAAATTGTGGCATCGGTTGATTCTTGAAAGCATGAACATCTGCTATCACTGGGACATTGGTGTAGCCGAAAATTTTCGCGGCTGAACCAATAGCGTCAGCAACTAATGATGTTGCAGTAGCAAAGGGGGCAAATACAGGAATATTTGCTACCATACCAGCATATCGAGCTATCGCTGAAGCCTTACCCGAAACTGGTCCGTCACTATATTCATCCAAAGCTTGAATAGCAAGATCTATGGTAGGTCCTGCAAGTTCAACATCTTCAGCCCAAGCATACACTTGGATAGTGACGTCTTGACCAAGAGTGGAGTTAGCATTCCGTAAAATATTAAATGAATCGAAGTTTAAAATGCCTAAACCTTGAAGGTCAGAGGCACTAGTTGCATCAATCCAATTTTTATGATACAAGAATGGTAAAACCATCTCACCTCCTTGACAAAGTTGAGGATATAGACATAAATTTGGTCGCTGAGAGCGTCCAATTAACGGTATTTCCCCAGAACCTACACCAGAATAAACTGAAGCAGGTTGAAAGTCTTGAAGTGGCCGGTATGATACTAATAAGCAACCATAATAAAATGGTGATGCATTTAGTACAATTTTGATTTTGAGATTGCATCGCAAGAGATAATAATTATCTAATTTCTTTTTAATGGTCACATTGTCAAAATAATCAAACCATGGAGAAATCTGTTGATCAACGATATCATTCTCAAGCCAGTTAATGGTTTTAATCAAAACTGGTCGAGAAAGAAATTCTCCCAATTTAACATTGGTAGAAGTATCTACGTTGAACGCTGACATAGGTGTAGGAATTGAAACAACTACTCCCGCAGTATCATCTGCGAAACCAACATTCTCCTGTTGTGTCGAGGCCGAAGCCTCGGTACCACCACCGACAATTTCATCTAAACTTTGCACATGGTATGAGCAAAATGAAGAGGAATCATCTGTAGTGGTAATAGTGCATAAAGTGCACAAGTCTGAGATAAACCCATTATCTCGCTGGGTGTCGATTGGTTCGACACACACCTTGGCTTGTTTACTCGGACAGCCCGCCTTTTTATTTGCAGAGATCAAAAGTACGACAATACAACAGATTACGCTGCATTGAAGTGTTCTGTTATCAACAGAACCAAGCACCAAGGCTTGAGGAGAAATTCTTTTACGCGTATTCCTCCAAAAAACGCGACAGGGTGTTCTTACAAGTGTATATGTTCTGAATTAAATTCAAATTCACTCATAAGTAACTCCCATGAGGGGAAGGTGGACGGAACAATCCAGTCTTCCATATCTAATTGCGTGACCACATCCCGCAATAGATCTAGTTTTTCATTGAATACTTCTTTCCCATAAAAGAAGTATTCACGAATGGCAGAACTAATAACTGCCATACACTGCTCCTGTGTCGTGATTGATTTGGATGTAACCCAAACCATCAACATTTTTTCAATAGATTCATGATCCAATGGAGCAAGATGACATTGAAGATCAGTGTTCCATGACCAAGTCCGTTTCAAAAAAGAAACTTCGGAAAAGGATATATAAGGTACGCTAACTGCCTCCTTATCAGCCATAGTGTAATCAATACCAATATTCGCAAAACTCTGCGAAATCGATGTATGATTATACCACGGTATATCAGGTGACACTCCAGCAACATTATCATCGCCATATGTCATGAGGGCCACACGATCTTTAAAAGTATGACATTCATGGTCTGGATTAAGGACTATATAAGCATAACGCATATACAAACAATTAACCAGGCCATTGACTATGACAGTAAGTGGATGTCCAGATGGATTTGACCCATACAATTGTATAAGGTCACCATTAAAATCTATAGTGGGATAGCTGGTATCAACAGCAATACCACGTAAAACAAGTATATCATCAGAAGAATAATTACCAGACTCTTGACAGACTCTGATAATAATATCAAATGCTGCCATGATAAAGAGTGGTGACATCTTCTTATCAAACTTGCGATAATCGCCTGCTACCATAGTGTCTTTACCAAACTGGGTAAGGTATCGACCCATGACTTCCCATTCAAGGGATTGGGCGACTGTCCCTGGTGCAGATTCGAAAATCTCTTTATTACTTTGTACCAGACGCACAAAGGATAAAAGATACTTCCGCATAACAACCGTGAAATCGACTGGTGCTCCCGTGAAAACGCGGACTTTACCTGCCTCAACTTTTTTGAAAGATATGGGTTCATCTTTCAAATGGGCCGTAAATACAGCTGCAGAACCATTACCTGAAATATATTCAGAACATATGTTATCCACACGTTCAATAATATCAGCATCAAGTTCCACTGGATCAGCAAGACCACCTATAGGTGGGATTGCTGTCATGAAGTGTTTTTTGGATCTCTTCCAGGGAAATCCTGCACTAGTATTTCGAGGCAGTTTGTCAACATAGTTGACTCCAGGTGCACCATTGACTGCTGTCAAGTTATCATAAACTTGAATAACACCCAGCGATTCATCTGGTAAAAGTCTTAAAATATCTCCTATATAAGAATCCTTAGCCATATTCAGAATATCAGAATCGATTTCAGTAATAGGTTCAAGAACATCTACAAGAGTATTTCTCCATGGTTGCCAGCCAGCCATTGG